TTCCTTCTCGCTATGGCGATAGAGTGGACGTTGCTGCAAAGGGAGATATTAACCTGACTATCAGTACTGGCATACCTCAAGGATGAGCAATATAAGCCTTGACTACACCCCTAGAGCGTGGCAGAAGGAATGTCATGTAAAGAAACAAAGGTTTAGTGTTTACGCTTTACACAGGCGATCAGGTAAGACAGAACTGGCAATAATGGAATTGATTGATAAGGCCATAAAGACAGATAAAGAGTTAGCAATGTTTGTCTATGTTGCACCATTTTTGAGACAGGCTAAAGCTATTGCATGGGCAAGACTTAAACAGAAGATAGAACCATTGCGTAGAAACTCAGTCATAGACATCAATGAAGGTGAACTATCGGTAAGGTTTAAACATAATGGAGCAATCATTAGATTATTTGGTGGAGACAACCCAGATGCCATGCGAGGACTACGACTTGATGGCATAGTTATGGACGAGGTAGCACAGCTAAAGAACGAGCTATGGACAGATATCGTTCAACCAGCGTTGAGTGACCGTTTAGGCTGGTCAATTTTTATTGGTACTCCATCAGGAATAAATTTATTTAGTGAGTTGTATTACAAAGCTATTGATGAGGACGGCTGGACTGCTGCAAGATTTACCGTTTACGATACTGAGTCGCTACACCCCAATGAAGTAACTCGTCTTAAACGAGACATGAGTGAGACTAGTTTCGCTCGTGAGTATTTATGTGATTTCTCAGCAGCAGGGGATGACCAGTTAATTGCATTGGCAGATACCGAAGATGCAGCCAAAAGAATATACCAATCAGATCATGTGAAGATGTCTCCTGTAGTGCTAGGTATAGACCCTGCAAGGTTCGGTGATGACCGATCTGTAGTATTCCGTAGGCAGGGAAAGCAAGGCTTTAAACCTATTGTCTATCGAGGTATAGATAACATGGATCTAGCAGCAAGAGTAGCCAACCTGATAGAGGAACATAACCCTGATGCAGTCTTCTGTGATGCAGGTGCAGGTAGTGGAGTAATCGACAGACTAAGACAGTTATCGTATGACGTAATCGAAATACCATTTGGAGGTAAGGCAACCAAACCAGAACAGTACATTAACCGTAGAACAGAGATGTGGTGGCTAATGAAACAATGGATAGAAGAAGGAGGTGCAATACCAAACGACACAGCACTAAAACAAGAGTTAGCTACACCCATTTATTGGTACGACAATGTAGGTAGACGAGTATTGGAGAGTAAGGATCAGATAAAAAAGAGATTACAGGGTGCAGGTTCACCTGATCTAGCTGATGCACTAGCTCTAACATTTGCCCTCCCAGTAGCTAAGAAACAGCCGGAGGACATATACATCAAAAGACGTAAAGTTGCTACTCAAAAGGAGGAATATGACCCATACACCAGAATCTAACTTTGTTCGTATAGCAGAAGGTCTAGATGTAGAACCATTGCTCCAATTGTTGGATGCTAAACCTGAGTTATGGAAAGAAATTCAAGAACGTCAACTATTTACTAATTCACCACATAAAGATACTGAGTCAATATTTGTTAGAGGGCCATATGCAATGAGCCATTACTACGTCATGTGGGATACAGGATCATATGACTATCCATGCATGGAATATTTGAAGGATGCATTAGTACCATTAATGCAACCAATATTAAAAAAATTAGAAGTTAAGGATATGGGCAGAGTATTAATTGTAAATTTAAGACCTAGTGGTCATGTAACCAAACATAACGACCAAGGAAAGTATGCAGATCACTACTCAAGATTTCATATTGTACTTAAATCAAATCAATGGTGTAGCCAAACTTGCGGAGATCAAAAACAGAAGTTTGAGGTAGGTGATGTCTGGTGGTTTAACCATAAAAAATTACACACAGCAGACAATGTTGGCATGACCGACAGAGTGCATATAATATTTGATTGTGTTACCAAGTATTTTTCTATGAAAGGTGTGACCGTAAGTAGCAGTAATGCCATTACCTTTGATGAATGTGGAGTAATTAATGATTAACATTAAACTCGCCACAGTTGATGAGATGTTGGCAGAAGCATCAATTTTGTTTGAAGAGCATTACACGGAAATTGCTCGAAACAAACATTTGATGGTGTTAAAACCAGACGAAGAAACCTACCGTAAATCTGAAGAGATGGGTAGTATCTTTATTCTTTCAGCTAGGCAAGATAATGTTTTAATTGGTTACTCTGTAAATTTTGTTACTAATCATCTTCATTACGCTGATCTTAAACTAGCCCAGAATGATCTTTTGTTTATCAAAAAAGAACATAGGGGTGGCAAGATTGGTTTAAAATTGATTAGGGAGACAGAAGCCCATGCAACATCACTCGGATGCAAATTAATGTTATGGCACGCCAAAGAAAATACGTCTTTAGCTGCGATATTACCGAGACTAAAATATGGTGTGCAAGACATTATTTTTTCCAAGGAGTTATGACATGGCAGTAGTAGGAGCGATTACATCAGTAATTGGAACTGGATATTCAATAATAAAAGGCCAGCAACAAAAAAAAGCGCAACAAAAGCAATTAGCAGAACAAAGACGAGCTAATCAAAAAGCAGAAGATACTGCTAAAAAACAACAAGAAACAGCGCAGCAAGAATATAACAAGGCAAATAGAAAAAGTCCTGACGCTAACGTTATACAAAATGCAGTCGAAAGTGAAAATCAAGGTGGTACATTGCTAACAGGAAATAAAGGTGTAGATCCTAATAAATTAAAATTAGGCGGTGGTAGTACTTTATTAGGCTAATTAATGTATAAAACAAAACGAGATAAATTACTTACAAGATGGGGTCACCTTAAGTCTGAAAGGGCAACGTGGTGGTCACATTGGCAAGAAGTTACTACATATTTACTACCAAGAAACGGAAGATATTTTCAACAAGATAGAAATAAAGGTCATAGAAGACATAATTCTATATACGACAATACTGGTACTAGAGCATTAAGAACATTGGGTGCAGGTATGATGGCAGGTGCAACAAGCCCTGCAAGACCTTGGTTTAGGCTAGGAACAGTCGACCCAGATTTAAATAAATACCCACCTGTAAAATTATGGTTAGCTGATGTAACAGAACGTATGCAGTTAGTGTTTACTAAATCTAATACATATAGATCATTACATGGAATGTATGAAGAATTAGGAGCATTTGGAACTGCTGGATCTATTATTTTGCCTGATAATAAAAATGCAATCCATCATTACCCAGTAACAGTAGGAGAATATGCAATAGCACAAGATTATCAGGGCAGAGTAAACACTTTGTATAGAGAGTTTCAAAAAACAGTAGGAGAAGTAGTAAGAGAATTTGGATATAACAACTGTTCAACGTCCGTTAAGAATCTGCACGACAGGGGTTCATTGGATCAATGGATTACGTTAGTTCATGCGATAGAACCAAGGGATGATAGGGAACGTGATTTTAAAAAGAAAGACAATATGAACATGGCATACAAATCTTGTTACTTTGAAACAGGTGGTGATGGCGAAAGTGTCCTTAGAGAAAGCGGATTTAAAGATTTTCCTGTAGTTGTCCCAAGATGGGGTATATCTGGTGGTGATATTTATGGCAATTCACCGGGAATGGAAGCATTAGGTGACGTAAAACAGTTACAACATGAGCAATTACGCAAAGCACAAGGCATTGATTACCAAACAAAACCACCATTACAAGTACCTAGCTATCTTAAAAACCGTGATGTAGACAGTCTTCCGGGCGGTGTTACCTTTATTGATGGTCAACAAGGCAAAATTGAGACAGCATTTAACGTAAATTTAAACTTACAACACTTGTTAATGGACATACAGGACGTAAGGCAGCGTATTAATGGTAGTTTTTATGCTGATTTGTTTCTTATGTTGGCAAATGCTACTGATACTAGGATGACTGCAACAGAAGTAGCAGAACGACATGAAGAAAAATTGCTTATGTTAGGCCCAGTACTGGAAAGATTACATAATGAATTGCTAGATCCATTAGTTGATATTACGTTTAGCAGAATGCTTGAGTCAGGTTTAGTACCACCAGCCCCAGAAGAGTTGCAAGGCATGGAATTAAACGTAGAATTTGTATCTATGTTGGCACAAGCGCAACGTGCAATTGGTACAAATAGTATTGATAGGTATACAAATACAATGGGAGCTATTGCCCAGATGAAACCTGATGTCCTTGATAAATTTAATTCCGATGCATGGGCTGATGGATATGCAGATATGTTAGGAATTGACCCAGAACTAATAGTAGCCGACAAAGAAGTAGCAATAATACGTCAACAAAGAGCGCAAGCACAGCAACAAGCAGCGCAAGCCGAAGCACAACAACGTGCTGCTGAAAATGTATCTAAACTAGGCAACACTAATCCTGACAATGTTATGGATATGATGAATCAGTTTAGCGGTTACAATTCACCATCACCAATGGAGGTATAACATGGATTTAATTGATCTTAAAAAAGACCCACAACCTATTGACAGCAAAGAAATGTATGACGAACCGATGTATAGCTACGGTTTGTGTATATCTCTTGGTAGGGAAGAGCTAGAAAAGCTAGGAATAGAAAAGTTACCAGAAGCTGGTAGTGAAATGATGATAAAAGCTATTACTTATGTAAAAACTGTTAGGGAAAGCAAAGAAAAAGATGGTGTTGAACAAAATGTAGAGCTACAAATATGTGCAATGGGTATTGATCCTATTGACAAAACAAAAGATCAGGCAAAAGGTTTGTACGAAAGCAAGCCTAAACCTGCACTAAAAGCAACACCTGTTGCTAAAACCGCAACTTATTTAGCATAGGAGTTAATTATGGCTGAAAAAAAAGAAGGTGTTATTTCTAATATGCAAAAAAGAAAAATAACACTTATAAAAACAAAAATAGATGGAGGTATGGCTTCAGAAAAAGATAAAAAAGAACTAGAAAAATTAAAAAAACTTTACCCATCAATGTTTTAATTATGACTGATCCTAATTTCCAAAGTATGCCATCTGCTTACAAAGAGCAATTTAGAAAAATGGTGGAACTAGAAAAACAAAGACGATTAAAAGAAAAAAAAGATAAAAGAAAAACAAAAAGTATTGCCGATCAATTGTATGGAGATAGTTAGTTATGGGAAAACAAAGAGGATTATGGGATAACATACACGCAAAACGTGACAGGATTGCAAAAGGTTCTGGTGAAAAAATGCGTAAAAAAGGATCAAAAGGTGCGCCAACTAATGAAGCTATTAAAAAAAGTCAGAAAACAAGTGACAAAGAAAAAGCAAAAAAGTTATATCCAAAAATGGCATAGGTGTGACCGTAACATAGTTATGGATAGATATATTAGAGCATGAGCGAATACAATCCTCTCGATCTTAAAAGTCAACAGAAATCTAAAGACAATAAAAAGTCCGCAGAAAGAATTGACCGACAGAACGAAGAATCGGATATTAAATGGCTCATGAGCAGCAAGAGGGGTCGCAGATTAGTCTGGAGACTTCTGGAGCAAGCAGGTGTATTTCGATCATCGTTCAACACTAACGCAATGGCAATGTCATTTAGCGAAGGTAACAGAAATTATGGTTTGCAATTACTTAACTTGGTTCACACTCTCTGCCCAGAAC